TTTCTACGTCCAAAGGAGAATTAATGAAGATTAAAATTATGAAGTGCAGCGACAGCCTAATGTGGTATCATGACCGCATTGGCGAAGTGTTCAATGTTCTATATGTTCTGAAAGAACCAAAAGATATGTCAGTGTGGGTAAGGACTGCTGGAATGTACAATACTAAAAACTACGTGTTATACTCCGATTGCGCTGAAGTTAACGAATAAAGGAAAATGAAATGATTAGTAAACAACAAATCTTTAGTAGGTTTTCAGCAATTAGAGGTGACTACGCACCAAATAAAGTACAAGACGCTTACACTAGTCTTCTAGTAGTTACTTTAATAATTACGGTTGTCCTTTTGGGAATTGGTATTTACTTGTTCCCAGTGCAAAGTTGTATTGGTGTATTTCTTTGGTGTTTAACTATGATCATTCTTAGAGTTTATCGAGCTACTTATACTGTTATTAAATACTTAATCAAAGGAGATTAAATGAAAGAGAACGAAGTTAAAATTTTCAGTGTTATCGTGGATGCTGAAGGGAACGACAAATGGATTGAACATGGTGTATTTGTGGATAAGCCCAAGTTGAAGACTGAGGTTAAACCAGAGGATGTAAATGCACGTTTGATTCAAGAAATTCTGAATGCAGCCGGTCTGAATAAAAAGGGAATAGTACTCTGGGATTTAAGTGTTGATATCTGCCACCCAAAAAGTCTTCAAATCAACGTGGGTTACTTTGATGATAACCTAGGTAGCGCTAGTGGACGGCGGATGAAGGTAATTCATGTTCACGATCAATGAATAAAATGGACTACCGGGAACTTAGACGTAAATTAAATAAAGGAATAGAAATGCAAGCACAAATTACAGTACTCAAAGAACTACAAAATGATATCCACTTAGCTAACGTCCTCGCTGGCTGGTGGACTGACCTGAGTACAAACATGGATTTAACTGAAGAAGCACGACAAGGTACACGACTTGGAAAAGCTCTTGTAGCAGAGAAGCTGTGTTTAATTCACAGTGAGATCAGTGAAGCAATGGAGGGTCATCGGAAGAATCTTCAGGATGATAAACTGCCACATCGTAAAATGATCGAGGTCGAACTAGCTGATGCAGTTATCCGTATCATGGATTTGGCGGGGGCACTAGAACTTGATCTAGCTGGTGCAATCGCAGAGAAATTGAGCTACAATAAAACACGAGAAGATCACCAGATCAAGAATCGTAAAGAAGCAAACGGAAAGGCATACTAGTATGGAAGATAAACAATTGCAATTCAACAGTAAACCAGTGTGGTTGATTAAAAGCTCAGACCAATGTAACGATAATGAATCCTGTAATAGTTGTGTTTTTAACCCATCAGAGAATAACTGCCCTCATGATTACGATAGAGAAGGGCTACTTAAATGTACAGTAGATGAAGATACACTTATGCACTTTACGGACGTTAACCCTGATGTTACTCAAACTATACCCTCATCTGCACTGAACATTCAAGTTGGTGGTGAGCATTATAAGCAAATGAAGATTCAACCAGTAGAGTACATCCATGCTAATAACTTGAGCTTCCTTGAGGGTAACGTCGTGAAGTACATCACTCGCCATAAAACCAAGAATAAAGCACAGGATATCAGGAAGATCATTCACTACTGTACTTTGATTCTCCAACTAGAGTACAATGAGACATACGAACAAGAGTCTAAATAATTCGCTTGTATATACATCAGCATAAGAGTATAATCTTCACTCCCGAAAGGAAACCAAATGAACTACCAACAATATCTACTCATTAAACTCGCAGAGGAGTGCTCTGAAATTGCACAGGCATCAATCAAATGTAGCCTTTTTGGTTATGAATCACTTGACCCTAGAGAAGATACCGGAGAAACTAACGCGTTTAAACTCTTTAAAGAGATGCTGGACTGTATTGCTGTAATAGATGAACTAGGGGAAGTAACTGATGATGATTTCCCTGATTTCGATCACGAAGGATACATTGACATGAAACGAGCGAAACTCAAGTATTATTACGAAGTCTCTCAGAATACAAACCACGATTAAACAACGATTAAGCACTAAAATAAACAAGGAATACAAATGACTAATATGACTAATAAAACACAAGCAACTACTGCACAAACAACTAGCACAACACCAACCGCAGCTAACTACGGTAGTATCCGTGATGTACTCAAGGAATCCGCTTTGATTAAAGAACAAAAGCTAAAAGAGACTGATACTAAACAATACACCTTGGGTGAAATCTTCCTTCATAACGGACGTACTGTACAAGTAGTAGAACTGCAAGCTCAAGGTGTGTATCATGTGAAGGCTACAGATGCACCGTTTGATTCTTACTGGGTTAATACTGGTGAGGCTGTGAATATTACAAACGCTGAATAAGGAGACTCAATGACAGTTAAATCACGGATTATTGCAGATAGTACAAACAAACGAGGGACACGGATTACAACATTTGAAGTAGAGTACCCTCGTATTATTCATTCGGAGCTAATGACTCATCGGGTGTTCTCTCGTAATGCTGCTAGTTCTCGGGCTATTCCAGTGAATACAATGCTGGACTTGATTGAGGCTAATCCAGCTACACCTTCTCATTGGGGAAAGAATCAGCCCGGTATGCAAGCTCAAGAGGAACTAGGAGAACTAGAGAAAGAGGCAGTGAAAGAACTCTGGTTGAGTGCCTGTAAATCAGCGGTAAGCCACGCTCGTGTAATGAATGATATCAAAGCGCACAAGCAAGTGATCAATCGTATTACAGAACCGTATCAGCATATGAAGGTTGTTCTGACAGGTACTGATTTTGCTAATTGGTTCTGGTTGAGAGATCACGCAGATGCTGATCCTACGATTGCTGAGTTGGCTGGTAAAATGTTAATGAGTTACAAGCAAAGTAAACCAGAGCTACTTCGTGATGGAGAGTGGCACTTACCTTATGTTCAATGTTCTTATGACAAAGAGGATAGACTGCAACGGTACTGGACAGATGACATAGCTGAGATTACACTAGAACAAGCTCTGATGATTTCATCGAGTTCAGCAGCACAGGTCAGCTATCGTAAAACAGACGGTTCACTTGAGAAAGCACAGATGGTGTATGATCGTTTAGTTAACAGTACTCCGGTTCACGCCAGTCCATTTGAACATTGTGCCATGTGTTTTGATGAGGCAGTTGATTTCTACGGGGATTGGATTGACGGTATTACTCACGTAAACCGTGATGGTGTTTATTTCTCGGGTAATCTACGTGACTGGATTCAGTACCGTCAGTTGTTACCTAATAACGTAAAGCAAGAAGGAGATAAACAATGAGTTCAATTATTGCGCTAGTCTACATCTCACAGAGCGAGCTATGGACGGTTAATTCTCTATACACTGAGGAATGGATTGCTGAGAACGATAAAGAGCTAGAAGGGGTGTTATACGGGCTAGGATTGGATGTTAATCAGCCGTATGAGACTCAGTTCAACACTCACCGTAACCGGTTTAGAAATATCAATACTTGTACAAGGTTCGTCGGTAACGAGCGTTTAGATGAGGAGTGGATTGATTCAAAGTACAGTAGTCAAGAAGCTCGTGATAAAGCAAGCGGGAGTAATTTAGTTAAAGACCTTTACTCTCTGCGTGGAATGACAGAATAAATAAAGGAAAATATGCAAGTAACAAAACGTGATGGAACTAAAGAACAATTCGACACTTTGAAAATCAAACAATCAATCGCTTACTCTTGTGAAGGTGTGAACGTCAATCCACTTGAACTAGAGAGTCGTATTGACTACTTTATGAAGAATGGTATAAGCACAGCAGATATTCAGGCTAATATTGTTCAACACGCTTTACAGTTAGCCACACCGAGTACACCCGAGTGGTTAACTGTAGCAGGACATGCGTTCGCTATGGATGAGCTTCACGCCTTCAAAGTTAAAGGTAAAGGATTTGCTGATCTGGTGAAACAGAACTGTAAGACTGGTCTTTACACGAAGGACTTACTGAAGTTCTACTCAAACGCTGATTTGATTGCACTTGAAGGCTTGATTGACTATGAACGTGATTTGGCACACTCATATGCTTCGTTGTTGACTGGTAAAAAGAAATATCAGAACAAGAACGAGTTGAACCAACATATGCATATGGTTAACGCTATGCGATTCGGTCAGTTTGAAGATGAAGGAAAACGTCTAGAAGTAGTCAAGCAAATTTACGATGTACTGTCTAAACGGGAGTTCAGTTTGGCTACACCATTTATGCTTAACCTTCGCTCTGGGGGTAATACTGCTTCTTGCTTTATTCTGGCCGTAGAGGATGATCTTGGTAGCATCTTTGACAACGTAAAGCGTGTAGCCGAGATTAGTAAGAATGGTGGAGGCTTAGGTATCTTCTTGGGTTATCTCCGTGCTAAAGGCTCATCTGTTAACGGAAATGATAACGCAGCAGGGACTGTAGTGCAGTGGGTAAAGATTCTGAATGATACTCTTGTAGCTGTTAATCAAGGTGGACGCAGGGCAGGTGCTGGTACTGTGGCACTTCCAATCTGGCATAATGATATCTTGGATTTCTTGGATATGCAAACCGAACACGGTGATCAACGTATGAAAGCGTATGATGTATTCCCTCAAGTGACAGTGCCTGACATTTTCATGGAACGTGATAAAGAAAATCAACCTTGGGTTACTTTCTGTCCGTTTGAAGTAAAGCAAAAGTTAGGTATTGACATTCGTGGAATGTACGGGGAAGAGTTCCGTAAGGCATACCTAGCCATTGAGAACGCAGTAGTTACAGGTAAACTCAAGGTGTTTCGAATCATCCCTAGCGCTAAGACAGTGATGAAACAGATTATGCGGTCACAGTTTGAGACTGGTCTACCTTACATTGCTTTCACTGATACAATCAATGAAATGAATCCTAATAAGAATGATAAAGAATCTTATGGTATTCCAACAGCAAACCTCTGTACTGAATCTTACTCTAGCGTGAAGCCAGATAAATACAGTCATGTGTGTAATCTTGGCTCTATTAACCTAGGTAATATCCGTGATATGCAGCACTTAGCTGAAGTTTCCCGTTTGGCTTGCCGCATTCTTAACCGTGGAGTTCAACTGACGAAGAATCCAGATGCTACAACCGAAGCTCATAACAAGCGTTATCGGACGATTGGGCTTGGTGTTATGGGTCTACATGACTACTTTGCTAGAGAGTTCACCGGATACGACAACAAGGAATTGATTGCCGATATTTTTGAGTGTATTGAGTACAATGCTGCACTTGAATCTATTGCTCTGACAAAAGAGTTAGGTGTGTTTGAAGCGTTTGAGTTCTCTGAGTGGAAGAATGGAAATATTACTAAACGGTTTAAAGGACTAGGGAACGGTAAGTACGATTGGGAGAAAATTCAAGGACTGATTGATATTTATGGTATCCATAACAGTCAGTTGACAAGCCCAGCACCGACTACCTCCACCAGTATTTACCAAGATGCTTCTGCTTCTGTTCTACCTATCTACTCTGCGTTCTTCAGTGAAGATAACAAGAATGGTTCTTTGAAGGTTGGTGCTAGGTTCTTGGCTGAGAATCCAATTGGCTACGGTAAGACGCAAGCTAAGTTCAGTGCTATTGAGATCATTGATGCTGTTGCTGAGATGCAAAAGTTCGTTGATACTGGGATTAGTATGGAGCTGATCTTTGACCAAAACAAGGAGAACTTTTCAGCTAAGGACTTGTATAATGCAATTCACTATGCCCATGAAAAAGGAATTAAGACTATTTACTACATCAGATCAGTAAAACAAAAGGAAAATTCAGAGGAAGCCTGTGTAGCCTGCGCAGGATAAGTGATACACTAACCCCAGTCTAACCCACTGGGATTTACTCATTAAAGAAGGAATAAAGATGGAAAATACAAATCAAACAGAACTAAAACAGCGGCTAGTTTTTAATGAGCTAGGTAATGACAACACAGAGGAACGAAAGCTAATTGGAGGTAACAGTACAGGTATTGCTAACCTTAACTCCGTGAAATATCAGTGGGCAAGTAAACTCTATAAGGTTATGCTGAATAACCATTGGATTCCTGAAAAGATTTCATTAGTAGAAGACCGCACTACAATTAAGGAACTGACTGAAGATGAACTAGTAGCGTTTAAGAACACGTTATCGTTCTTGGTTGCGCTTGATTCGATGCAGACTGCTGCCCTACCTAAACTTAGTGCTTATGTCACCGCACCAGAAATATCTGCTTTGTTTACACTGCAAGAGTTTCAAGAGTTGATTCACTCGCAATCGTACCAATATCTACTGCAAGAATTATTTCCTAGTACAGACCGTGAAGAAATCTACGACTACTGGAGAACTAACCCACTGTTGCTGCAACGCAACAAAAGTATAGCTGGTAAGTATCAAGCATTTGCTGAGAAACCAACAGAGCAATCTTTTAAGCAAGCAATCGCTGCTGATTTTGCGCTAGAAGGGATTTACTTCTATAATGGCTTCAACTTCTTTTACCAGTTGGCTTCTCGGAATAAGGTAGCGGAGGTTGCTAAGATGATTAAGTATATTTCTGAGGACGAAGCCACGCATGTGGCAATGATGATTCATATTATTAAAGAGTTGTTTGATCTTGACAATGAGGAAGATCGTAAAATGCTCACTGACACTTTAACTGAAGCTGTAGAGCAAGAAATTCAATGGGGTCACGAAGTATACGGAGATCGTATTCTTGGTATGTCAAAGAAATCAACTGAACAATATGTAAAATTCTTAGGGAATAAACGAGCTAAAAGTATAGGGCTTGGGGTACTATACAAGGGCTTTAACAAAGATCCATATGAGTATCTTGATACAGAAAAACGTGAGAACTTCTTTGAGACAACCGTAACAGAATATTCACAGAGTTCAGCCGTTACTGGCTGGGATGACTTTTAATTAACGAAAGGAAATATGAAAACATTACTGAAGTATGAGGCCCCGTGGTGTGCCGGGTGCAAGGTACTCACCAATCTACTCAAGGACGTTGATCTGAGTGGTATTGAAGTAGTTCCAATTAACATCGACGTAGATACAGCCAGTGCTAAGGCGTATAATGTTCGTGGATTACCTACACTGATCACCCTTGACGAAACTGGAGAGGAAATCAAACGAATCTCTGGCGCTTTGAACAAAGCAGAACTTATGAAATTCCTAGGAGATACACCTTGACAACACCGACTTCAATTCCAGTTAAACACTACGTTGATCTAGCTGAATACTCTCTGTACTTGAGCGATCTTGTACAAGGTCTACGCCAAGAACTCCACCGGACTAACGTAGTAATTGCATCAGGTCTAATGCAAGAAGATCATTCCGACTCATTCAAAGAGTACGCGGAGCTAATCCAGAAGGAAATCGTTCGGCACAACCACGAATACAACCGGGCTTGTTATCTGGAGTATCATCAGGCTAAACTGATAGAGATCACAGACGAGAATTCTTCGAGTTTTTATATGTGGTGCCAAGAAAAGATTAAAGCTAAACGAACATACAACTAAAGTACAGACAAAATTAAACCCCTAGGAACCTTTTAACGGGCTTCTAGGGGTTTTGTTCGTTCAGGATTACTAATAGAAGACTCTAGGAACGCCTACAGTGGATTTAAATTAAGAGTACCTGTGGTTGTATGCCTTGGGTAATCTTAAGCCGCTGTGGGAGGTTCTAGTGGATTCTGGATGCAGGCAGAATGTAATCTTCGTGCAGAAGGGGATTAGATTTATCGGTTTGGCACAAGCAAGCTGCCAAGCTGGCCTGCTGCATGGGTGTAGTTATGGGCTAATCCAGAAATATTGAAAGCCCCGATCCCAGACCCGGCGACTATCGTTGCGCCAGTGAGGGCGTGGCCGTGAGTGTCAAGACTTGAGCCGCCCCCCATGCCCTGTATGGCGAGTCTATCGGCCACAACTGGCGGGTGGTCAAGCAAAGAAAGCCCACCTTGAATAGACCTAACTGTGAGAGTCCCATTTCCTCCCGCTGTAACTCGAACCGGGTAGGCTACCCACCCATCAATTGCGTCATACCATGTTCTAATTTTCCGGCGAAGATGCAAAACCCTCAACTCAGGGGCAAAAACGTCGGTTGGAAATGCAGCTCGCCCATCTGGGGATTGATACCAGCGAAGGTAATTGTTGGCGGCATTGTCACCGGGCTGAACGGCTATTCGAAACGATCTGCGCTTACCATCTACAGAGAAGACGGCCAGATCATCTCCGACACCCAAACCCGGTTGTGTCGTTACCCCATATCCTGTGCCGGGTTGTGCGCCCCATTTAGAAGCCACACCGTAAAGCGTGCCATAGTCAAAATAATTCACACCGATCCCAGAAAGACTGCCAGATGACACCTTGAGAAACTCCCCCTCTCGGCAAACCCTGTCGATCCAGACCATAAAGTACCGCATCCTATGGTTGTATCCGTCTGAGTTTGGGTGCAGTTCATCAATCATGTGAGGCGGGATGGCCGCCAATGTCGGAGATATGCGCCCGAACACCACGCCTCCGGCATCGCAAGTGTCGCTGTTAGCGACAAGAGACTTCATAGCGGGGATGCCCAAGAAGCCATCGCCAAGGTACGCAAGACGCAAAGCGTCTGTAACCGCCTGCCCATCAACAGAGAGAAGCGGGCCAGTCTTTGCCATGACGTTTGGCACAACAAAAATGACTGGCACAACCCCCGCAGCCACTCTAACTCGCCTAATCATCTCTACCAGCCTAGCCTGCAACGCAAGAACTTCGGTAATCATGGCTTGATTTCCATAGGTTGCAACACTTGTGTTCATCCGAAAATCATTGATGCCGAAAGTGATGGCGAGTGCATCGGCAACATTTAGGCAAGCAGCACCGACACCTTCTGGGTTGACCTTGTTGTTCCATTGATTTGTCGCAGTGTCAGAGGCTGCAAGAATTGCAGAAGTCGAATACCCATTTGCGCCAAAATTTTTATTCAAGAGCACGCCGTCAAGTATTCCGTGCGGTTGATTTGCAATGCTTGCAAAAGACCAGTCGGACGGAATCAAGCCGCCGCCTCCTGCGGCATCTACAGTTGAGTCACCCCACCATGCAATGCGTATCACGGGCTTGTCGCGAAGTCGCTGGATAGAAGTCAGTCCATCTGGAAAGAAGTTCTGCCCGCCTGCTTGCAAAGATGCAATCCCCCCGGTGACAGGATTAGTTACAGCAGTAACAGTATCTGCTTGATTGAACTTCATTGTGGAGTCATCACTGTACTCTACAGTAACATTTCCACCTGAGTCCGTGTGTATTTCTTTGATTGGTTTGATTGGCATATTATTCCTTAATTTCTTTATATTGAGTAGTGCTGTGGTACATTGCGATTACTTCTTTGCGTTATCCAATTTGAATTTATCCAGTGTCTCTTTTGCAGTATCATATTGCTTATAGCACATAAGCAGATTCAGTTTTAATTCTTCGGTGTATCCAGCGTACCTGACAAGAAAAGCTCCATCATCTTGATATAATCCCGCTCCAGTAGCTCCTTTGGCGCTTGTTCCATCTTGGGTACCTCCGGGTAGATTGCCATCGCTGGAGGGACGCTTGGGGCGGTCTGACAAGCTGTTAGACAGATCAGTAATACGCAGATTGAGGTTATGTACTTTAGCATTGTGTTCCTTTTGTTGGGTGGTTACCTTGGCCTGTAGCTCAGTCTGTACTTTAGTTGACTGTGCTGTTAGCTCCGTTGTTTGTTTGTTGTACTGCTGTACTAACTCAAGACGAACCGCTGATTGTGCAGCCTGTACTTTGAGCTTAGTCTCAGTGGTGTGCCAGAATATTAATCCAAGCACAATGACTACAATCCCAATGAACTTGTAGTACACTGATGGTGCACTCATTAACTTAAACATTGTTTATACTCTCCTTGTCTACGTATTGTTAATCCCTTCAGAGGCTTATTCTGAAAGCGATCCCATTTAAGAATCTCCTGACAAGCTCCTGTGTAATCATATTGATTGAGCTTCTTAACTAAAGTACTATTGCAGAATGCTCCAGTACCTATGTTGAATGACAACGAAGTAAATGCGTTAGCTTGACCCTCGGATACTGGCACCTTAATACACTGACCTATTCGCACTCTATAACTATAAAGGTCCTTTGTTAATCTTACGTCAGACTCAGATCGTGTAATCCTATCTCCGAACTGAACAGGAGAACCATCCTCTCGTGTAGTAAAACCCGAGCCATATGTGATCTTATCTCCCGGCACAGGAACATACGCTGTGTCCCTAAATCCTTCGTAGTTAGCTACACCTGTGGCTAAACCAATACTTACCAAGAATGCTGCTATCTTTTTCTTAGTGCTATCTTGCATATTACATGAAACCCAGAGCTTTGAGTAAATATGTGCAACTAGCGACTACAATAGCACCAACAGCATAAATAACCCAGTTAACAACTTGCTTTGTCATGGGCTGTTCTTTCTCCAGTAGATCAATACGAGCCTCAAGAGTATTAGTCCTGATTTCTGATTTCTCTAATTGGTTAGTGAAGTTCCTGTATGCTTCATTCATTTGAGTTTGACGTTCTTCAATAAGTACTAACTTAGTTACAGCGTTTGCCATTTCCTTCATTGATGCTTTAGTATCGTCCCTTAGTTCACCTACGTCCTCGTGTAAAAGACTAAGACGATCTATTACCAGTTGCATACTAACATCTGAATGATTTCTGTAGTTCTCTGTCCTTTGTTCTTCGGTTAAATTATTTTGTTTATTTTGAATTGGCATGTTATCTAGTCTATCTTTGTTATAATCAGGAAATTAGGAGGCAATTGTCTACGCGTGGATTCAGCTAAATAAGATGTGTAACAATGCAAAGGATCGAAAAAGAACAACAAGTCAATCAAGGGTCTAAAGAACCTACCGAATAATTTCCTTTGCTGCTCTGTTCTATAGGCTCTACTTGATAGTGTCTCGTCTGGAGAACCACCAAGTAGAGTGTTAAACATCTGATCTACTGCTATTGCGTTATGCAGTAAATAGGTCTTCATTTTATTAACTCATTAACTCATCGCACTTGAGTTGAACTAGATATTTCCAATGCAATAAAAAGGCGTTCTTACCTCCGGGATGTCTTGCCCAGTAAAGAACACCCTCATCCAAGGGAGAGGTCACATCCATCCTCCAGACTTGGTTATACCATACAAGGACATCAAGTGGGTCAGTAACAAAGGGTTCAACAGGTTTAATTGGCTCCAGATTAACTTCAGCAAAACCCTTGATTACCCATGCTTCATACACGTCACTGTCTAGAGTAGTAGATGCAATATAACCAATTCCGTTATCACCCCAAGATGTTCCCCAGCTATTTTCAATGTCTATTTGATCTCCTGAGTATCCTGTGATTATCACAGCGTGATTACCTGCGTACTTGTAAGGGTAAGGGATTCCCCATAAAGGACAACCTAAATAGTTCATTTCTTGAGAGGTCTTACCTTTTAAACTCAAGAACTGATCTGAAATACGCATAGCAACTACTACAGGGTATCCTTCAGAAATAGCACTCTTAATAGCTTTGTACATACTTAGGAATTCATCGTTCTTTGTTACGATCTTCTCGTACTTCAATAAACGTGTTTCTTTAGCGATATCATAGACTGACTGGGGCGGTTTCTGGTCCCTAATTTCAGGAATGTATGGGTAAACTGCCTCAAGAGGTAATCCTTCATTAGCAGCAGCTTTAATTGCGCTACGCAGGGTAGCACCTTCCTGACCTAGCAGATTATCACGATCTCTTGAACAGTAATAATTAAACAACCTACTAATGTCCCTTTCGGAATTGGCACTCTTCAGTATTAACTCAACAGCACTACAGGTAGCATTTGCTGTACAACTCCCAATCTGACCTTGATCCTCAATGAATCCTACGCTGTCCTTTAGAGATGCAGAATAAGGTACAGTCTCCTTTGGTACGTAGATATAATCTCGTTCATCAGGAGTACTTGGGACTGTTTTAGTTATGTTGAAATTTGTGCTTGTATTATCTGTACTCATATTATTCCTTAAACACTGGGGTTATGACAGTGGGTTCAATAACAGTAACTGGAGTAATAACAGTAGGTTGAATTACAGTAGGAACTGCAAAAGGAGCTTCTGTTAAGGTGGAGTGATTATCGGATGTACTATAAGCACCAGAGCCAAGAGTACCTGTGCCGCTTAATGTATTGATCACAGTAGGTGCTTGGATTTTACCCGCAATAGCACTGAATGTACTGTTGGTGCTAATACCCAAGGCTGTAGCATTATTGGAACTAACTGATTGACTCATGTAGTTATAACGCATACCTGCAACTTGAGTTAACCCCGGCACTAAAATAGAAGCCCACTGAAGGGCCGTATTGGGCTGTGGTTGCATTAAAGATGAAGTACCTTGGGTAGTGCTGCCCATTGAACTCAGAGCCATTACAGCAGCTACCTTAGCTGTACTGTCACCAGAGGAAGCAATAGAGGCAAGTGCTTTGTACTTTTCCGTATCTGCGGAGTTCTTTGATGCAGCTATCTCTTGCATTGATTTACTGTACTGAAGATAATCAGGTGAAGCACACCCAACTAACCCAAGGGTTAGGGCAGAGGCTAGTATTAGTTTATTTAACATTTTGGTTCCTTTATAGTCCTAATTCCTGCATCAACTCAGGAACCGAATGAGGACAATCCTTGACTTCACTAAAATCAAAGTCAGTACTACCTGTAGCCTTTCTAGTGTAGTAGAGAGTCCATATTGATTTAATCCATGACTGGACCGCTAGGCACTTAGGTAATCCCTGCATTACTCCAATAGCTAATAATCCAATAGCACTACCGCTTACTTGCTGGAATTCATAATCATGTGCAGATGACCACAAAGAAGCAATACGATCAGCCTCTACCTTCTGAGAAGCCACCAGAGCCTCTTGTTTGTTCTTTTCAATCAAGTCAATGGGTAGCTCTTGGATTACCCAAGATTCCCCCCAGTGGCCTTTTGGAGTCAGTGTAGGGGCACTCTCTTGTACCACCTGAGTAACAGGATTGAAGTTGGGCTTTGGGGTGCTAAAGACTACGGCGTACTCATCAGGAGCAATGAATGGAACACCAAAGGATGTATTAGGGTAAAGATTTCGGATTTCTTGTTCTGAGTGAACAAGAAGTGATTCTGTGTTTATGTATTTCATGATTTCCTTAAGCAAAAGATAAAAAGATATAACTTGCTGCATTAACATTAATATTGGTAGCAGCTACTTGGTTGACTATAAATCCAGAGCTACTGGGATCAATACTGTCGTCAGTAGTAACTTCAGCAGCAGTTGTATTAAGGGATAAATGAGGGTCGTTTCCTGCTACAATTCCACGTACTGAATCCCAAACGTACCAATCGCCAGTTGAGTCAGTGCGCTTGATCATCACGAAGCGAGAACCGGTTGTGAAGCCGCAGTTAATGGTTTGTGTGCCGCCGTTGCCGGTGTAGCTGCCGACTTTGCTGATACCTGCTTTGGTGGCGAATAGGTAGGATACGTATGTGTAGCCGGAATTATTGGAGTCATAGTTAGGGCTCCCAGAACCATTAACCAAGAATGTGCTATTTGTACTTGCAGACAGTAATGTTGAGTATGTCCAAGGGACTGCTGTTGAGTTTAATTCAAGCACTTTTCCGTTAGTTATACCTGTGTGTTTTGTAATCCAATAACCACTCAAGTTTCTTACTTTGTAAATAACCATCTCAGGAACTGCATTTAAGCTGTGGTTAATAGCTTTACCATCTGTACCATCCCCAGGCCAACAAACCACATCAAACACACCCGGAGCGCGTTTGAAGAAGTGGTTGATAACCCCCTCTCCACTTGAATTGATTTTCAATCCGCTGGCGTCTGTGCCGAGCGTCACCCCGTCCATGTTGAATGCAGTTACTAGGTTCGCATCTGCTGTCTCAACCTGTGTATACATTGAATGCAAATACTTGGTGGCACCTCGCAACCTGTCCTCAAATACTGAATAGTTAGTAGTTCTGCCGCTCCCAATATGTAAATCCGGTGCAAACCCCACCCCAGTAACCGTAGCAGCAGCCCCAGTACCCGTCCGAGCAATCGCGTTGTAAACCTGCGTGCCCAGTGTGGGGGGTTTGTTGGGGCGTCGGATGGCGCAGTAGATGTGGGTTTGCGATCCACCGCCAGCCAAACCGTTAGTAGCAAAGCCTGTTGCTGTGATGCCCATGCCTGTCGCTGATGCGGCCTCACTGTTGTTCAAATTTGCATAAAGCGCAGAGTAAGTTTGCGCCCCCAACCCTCGGCTAGCGTCAACCATATACCACTGCGCTGCACCCCCTGTTGCTGCCTTTGTAATAATAAATTGCGGCTCCCACCCCAACGTCACCGTTGTTGTTGCAGAACCGTCAGCCACATAACTCCCGCACTGAATAATCCCGTCAGCACTGGGGTCGTGGGCGAATAGGTAGGCTACGTAGGTTGCGCCGTTGATATTCCAAACCCCAGATGTTGTTGCTGCGCTGACACTAAAGACAGTAGATGATCCATAACCCACGCCAATCTCAGTAGCTTTGGCTGCTGTAGTATTAAGTCTTAAAAACCCATCACTAGAACCCGCAGTCGTTCTCGTTCTAACCAGCCAATCGCTGGCGGCATCAGTTCTTTTCCAAATAATCATTCCGGGGTAAATGCCGAGAGAGTGCGGTATATCCCTAGTGGCTACTCCATTCCCCGTATAAGTCACCACATCGAAGAATTTGGGGGCTTTGCGGAAGGTCCATGAGACATAAGTATTCGCATTACTATTAAGCGCACCTGCCCCGTTTATTCCGTAACCATTTGAATTAAACCCAGAGTAGTAACTATCCGCACTTTGAGCAGCAGTTACATCTGAACTTAAATTATTCGCAGCACCACGAACCGTATCTGTAAGATAGTTTGAGAAGGCTATACTTCTCCCTTTCGACCAAACCAACCCGCCCTTCCCAGCCAAATCAATTCCGTTATTGATCGTCTGTGTAGAGCCATTACCTGTGTAGGTGTATGCACTGAATACATCATCCGAGTATAACTTATCCACGCCTCCACCAGAAGCAGAAAGTAACTTAGCAGTTAAACTCATACAGTATCTCCAAGATGACTACCGTACAATGTACTGTTGACTTTCCACAATACAACTGTGGTTTTACCTGCACTAAACAGTGTCGGGGCAGCGCCGGAGCCACCTTGTTTTGTCCAGACAGTTGTAGGCCATGTAATCGTGAAAGCACCCGGTGTAATAACCAGAATGATACTTTGTCCTGATGTTAATGACTCAGTAGGTGTACTATTAGCACTCAATGCCCAAGTCTGAACTGCCCCATTAGTAGCAAGTAAAACAGGGGTACTACCAGTTAATGCAAAAACAGTCTCAATGATAGTTTTATTGGTGAATGTTTCAGTTCCAGCCAAGGTGGCACCACCGGGTGCGCTTAAGCTCACAACCCAATCACTAAAAGTACCGCTATTAGTGAACGATTGAACCTGCACAGTTAATGCGCCAGTGCCTGAGTTATAAGAGAGAACATCACCAAGCATCCAAGTACTGGGGCTGACAGAGTATGCAATCTTCACTGTCATTCCACTAACAATGGATTTTCCTGTCTGAACAGTCAAGGTCTTACTTCCAGACCCAACAAGTAAGCTGCTTGTGCTTGTTGCTGAAGTTCCCGGTGCATTCACTGCTATAATTGCGCTGTTGTTCGCAAGTGCAGCCTGTGTAGTAGCAAGTACAACCTGTGCAGTAGCAGTTGACGCTGCCGTAGTTGCGGTGCTTACGTTGCTATTCATTTCCACTCTAGCAGCTTCTGCTTCTACAGAGAATGTGGGTATTTTAGTACCAAAGAAAGTGTCAACATCCGTTCTAAATGTTGCGCTTGTTCTATCAAGCGAAGGTAAAGCAGTAATTGGCATTAGATAAGCCCCTCTATTTCTATGTTAGTTAAATTCATTGTTGGATACGCTACATCAATTGAGAAATCCTTCCAGAAACCGTAGACAATTAATGGTTCATATCCTATTGCTTCAGCGCCAATATATACACAAGGCACTGAATCTAGGTCAGCTAGTAGATTATATGTACGATTAAATAGTGCTTTCTCTGTCATTAGTTTTAGACTATTTCTTTTGGAGTTCTGTCGTTTAACAACTGATACATTTCCGAATACATCAGTTGATTTTACTGAGTAAGAAATAATACCTACACTGGCACCATACTGAGATAAGCCAAGTGTATATACTTTACCAAGTGAGTAAGTTCCACAGCTAACTGATCCAGCAGTCGAAGTTATCTTGAATGTAACCTCTGGTGATGTGTACTGTGAAGGCAAGTCCGTTAGGGTTATATCTGAAAGTTGTTGGTAGTCCTCAAAGAACCACTCATAAAAACTCGTTATAATAGTACCATCAAGGTTGACAGTTTTATTATAGACTACACTACCTCCTACTACATTTTTCATGGTAATCTGCAGTTCTTTACCCATTAAATTTAAAGCAGCTATTCCTGAGATACTACCGGGTGTTAGAATAGTTGTAAAAGTTAAAGAAGCAGAACTTACTGTTCCAACTTTACTATCAAACATAGCCCAACGATTGGTTGCACCTAAGTCCAACCATCTAGGCGTAGCACCGGTTGTAGCTAATTCAGGGAGAGTGGCATTTACCCCTGCAATTAAATTCTCAAAGTTTCTGTGTACACCACTAACTGCTCTCATTACTCTAGTACCAACTGTATAACTCGTAGCTGGATTCCATGCTGTGTAGTCCGTTTCTGGAATAGTGGAACTAACGAACATTGCATCTGTTATAGTTGTGGGTTTAATTACTTTCATTGTCATATGACGACCCTTATTATGTTGTTATTATATCACTCATTATCTAGTAAAGATAGTGAAGATAGCAATTGTTAGATAATCAAGAGACCCAGTTAAGAGTCTCTTGATGTATCTTTAAACCGCTGGAGCAGTCCTTGTAGCAAACGCATCACCATCTGGCATAGCTCTGTCAAGTAACCTAGCAGTCTTAGCAGCATGACCTGCGGTTGACGCTGTATTACTTTCAATTGTAGCCAAGCGATTATTTAACCGTTGAATCTCCAGAACTAACTCTGAATTATCTTGAGTCATTGGAGAAGACAGCCTTTGCATTAACTCAGTGTTATCTGCCTCTGGTATGATACGCTCGCCTTTATGAATATTAGCAAACATATCCTCAGGCACTGAGTTAGTTCCAACAGCAAAGCTAGGTACACCAGATAACCCAAGACTTGCCCATTTCTCTTGCTTAAGGGCATCTACGTTAGATGCTGTATTATAATACGTACCAGATAAGCTTTTAAACCCAGACAACCATTGTCCGTACTCTTGAGTTTTTATAGCGGTTGGCATTGCATTTTCTACGAGTTTTACAAAGCTAGGATCTTTTGTAATATCACTAGAGGCTACCATAGATATGTAGTCCTTGGATGAAAGTCCAAGTACCGTAGAACCACTAGAACCTGCTGATGTAGAACCACTAGAAGTAGCTGTAGGTGCAGGAGTACTAGTGACTGTACTTGTTGGTACAACACCTCCCGCCGCCACTACTGCTTGTTTAGCTGAGTTATAGCTAGCAATAAGCTCCTTTAACTGTCCCAAAACATCCAGCAATTTCATATCAATGTCTCTAGTGAGCAATTGTGCCTCTTTAAGTTCAGCTTGTGCTTTTCTGTTAGCAGCCTCTGCTGTTCTCCATTCAAGCGCATAATCCTTAACTGTCATTGCTGTACTAGCCCCAGATTCACTAATAGCTTTACTCCATTTAGCGACATCCTCGTTGGCTTTTAACAAATCAGCTTGAGCCTTAACCATAGGGTCTATGGCTTCTGCTAAAGGTCCAGCTTTACCGTCTGCCAGTGTTTGCAGTTCTGCTAAGGTATTACCTATGTTTGAACTGAAACGCGCAAATTCAGCTAAAGTAGAGAACTGTTCTTTACCTGCACTTAAGAGGTCACTAGCTTTCCCTGTTATACTTCCGTATGCTGCTTTATCTCCGCCTTTAGCTAAACCAGCGGTTGTATTAAAATCCGCCAATAACGCACTTAGTTGCGACAGCTTAGAATCAGCACCCAAGTCCGTAGTTGACATTTGCAGTAGGAACTCCTTGATATTATCAGAGAATCCTTTCATTTCAACAGCAGCATCTCGAATTAAATCATTGATTGTTTGCTGTGCTTGCGTTTGCTGATCAAGAGCACTAATATAACCAGAAGTAATACTCTCTTTAGCTGAGTCAACAGCCTTCGCTGCTTCTTCCGCTGTACTCTTGATGGCATTAAAGGCATTTGCCACTGATACTCTAGCACTCTCTAATGCATCATATGCACTCTTTAGTTCCCTAGCAGCCTCTGCAGCAGCCTCTGCAGCCAAGGCTGCTTCCTCTGTAGCCTTGGCATTGACCTTAGCAGCATCTTGTAGCTTCCACAGATTATAAGTAGCATTGCTTAATTCACCAGAAGGATCAGCTTTTCTTAGCTCAATAATTTCCTTAGTCCGCTGCCACATTAAAGTCGATTCAGCTAGAGCTAAATCTCCAGTAATCTCGTATGTCTGTGCTAGGATGCTCAACAGAGAACTTGAATTAGAGGCTTGACGTTGCGCCCTTTCTGCTGCCTCTTGTGCCCCATAGAGATTATCGATCTGAGATAAAGTCCAGCCAGCCGCTAGTTTAGTAGCAGTAGCCAATTCACGTTGACGTAAAGCAGCACTAGCTGTATCTCCAGTAGCTTCCCACATTGCTAGCTGATAATCTTTAGTAGCTTGAGTTGCTAACTCTTGAGTCTTATAAGCCTGTATCTGGTCAAACAGCGCCCAATTAGATTCCTCCAGTGCATCACGTTGCTCTTTTAGTAAAGATACACTAGTCTTAGTTAAATCAGCATACTGCTTTTCAAGATCAACTTTCTCGCCTTGTGCCTTCTGAGCATATAGTAATTTAATTTGAGCATCAGTCCAAGCGTCAACAATAGCAATGTTGCTGTTAATTGAAGTAGACACTGTAGTTATAGCAGTGCTAAACGCAAATGACAGTTTATCCATATCCGCAGCATATTTTACATCGTTACCTGTAACTTTCCACTCAGATGTAGCTCTTTGCTGCCCAGCATAATAGTCCGACATATTTAATATGCCCGTTGATGACACTTTGGTACTAGAACTAGGATTGAGTGCATCTAATTCTACTAGCTTTTTGGACCCTTCTCGCTTAATTTTATTCAAAGCAATAGTGAATGAGTCCAGACCAATTTCTGATAATTCAACAATAAAACCAGTGGTTTGATCAGTTATTGACTTAATTGCATTTTCATAAGCTGTACTTACTTTATCAATTGTAGTAACAACACCTGATGCGGTAGATTCGACACTGCCTTGTGCTTTTGACCAGTCCCCGATAGCACTAACAAATGTATTGATTACATTCTGATCAGCAGAACTCAGGTTCTTCATTTTAGCAGGGTCGCGGGCAAAATTAACAATCTCAGCTTCGGAATAACCAGCAGCTTGTGGTAACGTACTCTTAAATACAGCCCACGCTTCATTAGCAGCATTTCTTGCTAAGTCAATACTGGTAGTCAATCCCAACTGAACCGCTACAGCATCTGCACTTCTTGCACTTTCATTTAACTTGTCAGTCGCTTCTTTGATCGCATCTGCTGCTGTATTAACTGAAGTAGATAAGCCAAGTACATTATCTTGAAGAGTAAGTAAACCAGCAGTTGCTTTAGCATTAGCGGGTACACTCTGGTCAAGTGCCATTGCTGATAGGACTTGTTGTTTATACCATTCCTTTAACCCTGCGTTAACATCAGGCATTACAATACCGAGATCACTGAAGGCTTTGGTGGTTACTGAAGTTAGATTCGTAACCTTATCTGCATCACTGTAGAAGTTCTCGTAGAACCCTAGAAGTTTAGTATTTAAATTATCTAACCCTCCCGCAGCAGAGATTAAACCAGCAGCAGCATCAAAAGATAGTTTTTTCAGTGATTCAAAAGGTAATGAAAGAATCCCTTCCTTGAATAAAGTAACTGAAGTGAGAGTAGTCTTGATAGCTGTCAATAAAGTATTAGTAGCTTCATCTGTGAGTGAACTTACTTCTTGACCATTTAGTGAATCAGTAATAATTTTAGTTAAGGCTAAAGGTACATCAGGGGCAACTTGCAAGGCTTCAATGAAGCTTTGGTTAAGTTGTTTGTTGTATTCCTTGAATGCTTCTTCTGGTGTTTTATTCCCACGGTTTGCGTTGAATGTATTAACATCCCCAAAGGTGGCACCTGTACTTAATGTCCCTGTGGCATAAGCAAATCCTTTACCGTTATCTGATGATTCCAATCCCGCCAAGAATGAAGATACGCTTGTTGAACTCCCAATAGCCTTGAACGTATCATTGATCGCTTGGGTAGTTACCTCAAGCATCTTTGCGGATTCTTTAGCCATAATCTGACCACCAGAAGGTCCTTGAATAAATTCAGCATTACCTCCAGCACCTAATTTATAAGCGCCACCAGCACGGGTTTCACCGCCTTCTAGCATAGCTGCTACAGCTACACCTGCCATTAAAGCCCAACCCCATCCGGGTATAGCAGACATAGCAGCGGATATAGACCCTGCCGTACCACCAGCAGCAGCACTGGTAGCGGCTAGTCCTTGGGCACCGAATACGCCTGTTTGACTAGCTAACATCGCCGCTTGAGAACCAGCAGCTACACTTGTAGTCCCAATTGCAGCACCATATGCCAACGGACTAGCTAATAATCCACCGGCACCCATTCCAAACATTTGACCTAATGCAGAACTACCAATAGAGCCTACGATCCCACTTGATGCTGAACCAGCGGCTGCGCTGCCAAGTACACCAGATAATGCAGTATTAACTACAGCGTCGATTACAACTGTGATTTTATTACGGAATGCAGATACAACTTGATCTCTGAGTTTCTTACTTCCAGCTTTACCGCCGTCAAATAAAGCAGTTACAATACTATCAGTTATTGAGGATTTGATTGCATCGAATTCCTTCTGCATATCCTGCGCTGCTTGCAGGGCTACACCAGCATTGATTACTTTGATTTTCTCAGCCGCATTTTCACGAGCAATAATTTCAAGTGATGCTTGTAATTCTGGGTCTTGTCCTTGTGCAATAATTTTATTAAGTTCAGCAGCTAGCTCGTTTTGAACCTTTTGTAGATCGTTTTGAACCTTATGTTCACGAGTTAGTTTTTTCTGTTGTTCCTCTGTCTTACCAACAAGTCCTAACTGAAATTCAATCTCAGAAGTTCCAATCTTTAATTCAGCAGATTGAGCCTTGAGTGCGTCGTAGGATTTGAAGTATTCATCGTCTTTTTTGGCTTGAGCTTTATTAGTATCAGCCCATGCTTTTTGTACTAGTTTGAGTTGTTTTTCTTCTTCAGCTAAACCGTCAGTGTAAAACTTCTGTTGTTTAATCAAGTCCTCTACAACTTTAACATACTCTTCTTCTGTAATCTTTCCGTTCTTACGAAGTAACTGAAATCCAGCTAACTGATTATTGTAGTCCTTGTTAATACCATAGGCTTTATTCATGGTATCAACGTAGGATTCTAGGGCTTTATTTTCAGCTTTCTGTTCATCAGATAATTTAGCTTTTTTAGCCTTTGGTTGCAGAGCTTCCCATTCAGCTTTTGCTACCCGCTGTACCATAGCCAAGTTCTCACCCTCTAATTGAGTGCCTTTAACTAATAACTTATTCTTATCTTCAACCATCTTATTGATGAATTGAGCTTGAGTTAAAGTTTTAGCATTCAACTTATCATCTTTATCCTTAACATCCTTCATTGTTTTGGTTAAAGCTAAACGCTCTTTTTCAGCTTCTACTTGTTTTTGAGCATTTTTAACAGCTTCTGATTGGAGTGCATTATTACCTTCCATTGTCTTAGACGTATTTGCAATAGCTGTTGCATAATTAGTTCCGAGATTACTCCATGTTTCACTGAAAATAGTGGCTGCTGTTTTAAAGTCACCAGACATAATTGCAACAATACCAGTAGCTAGACCTTTAATAGAACCCGCTACTTGCTTGATAACTAAAGCTACGCTCTCCCACACTACGCGAAAAGCAACTACAACTCCAGAAGATGTAGCTAGATCATTGACACCGTTCCATAAATCAGATAAAGCACCCTTCATGTCCATCCATAGAACTTGTAAAGGATTCATGTCTGCAATTAACTGCGATGCCATTGTCCGATTAGCTTCAGTTAGTATTCTAGTAGCTTCTTCCACTGATCTGATCTCATCGCCTTGCTCAATAAGTGATTCAATATTCTTGATATTTTCATCAGTGACTAAACCAGTATTCAATCTGAGTTCAGATAGTGCTTTAATAGGGTCTTTTTCTAGATCAGAGTACATCTTAGAAATCTTCTCTACAGAAGGACCACCAGCCTTTTCAAGCTCCATAGCCGCTAAGGTTATTTCTTTTAAAGACTCTGCTGTACCTGCTCCAGCCTTGATCATTAAAGTCATTGCTGCAATACTTCCTTGAGTACTAATGCCAGCAGTTGAAATAGCATTAGAATATTCCAAAACTTGACCACTGGTTAAACCATAGCTTGCGCCAACTGAAACCAGAGTTTGGCTCAGTTCGTTCATAAGATTAACATTTTGTACAGCAGCCACGCCCACAGCAGCTAGTGCTGCAACGATTGTAATGATACCCCCTGCAAATACTTTGCCAAGTACTCCTCCAAGCCCACCAGCTATTCTGTCAAATTTAGCTAAATTATCAGCCGCTGTGGCGGAATCAGAAGACATACCAATAATACCTTGGCGAGCTTTTTCAATAGCTTTATCCACAAATAGAAAACTACTAGCATAATTAACTACAGCCTTACCTGCATCAAACATACCACCAGCTAACATAGTAGTAATAGCCTTGCCGGTATCGAATACAGAACTAGCCATACCTTTCATGGCATTGCGCATAACATCGCCCATATCCTTAGCAGCAATGCCCATCATACCGAACTGATCTCGCAACTGACCACCCTGTTGCATCATCACTGTCAGGGGTGATTGACCCGTGGATAATCCTACGATAATGTCCGTAATCTGTGGGCCTACTGCGCGTGTAATATAATCTGTTTGGTTAGCTTTCTGAGTTTTCTGTAGCTCAATCTGTGACCGGCGATATTCATCAATTTTCTCTCGCTGTTGATCTAGGGTTAATCCTGATTTCTTCAGGGCGTTCTCAAAGCGCACTAAAGAGTTAGATGTACTACGGTTTAACTCTTCGTTATTAGCTTGTAAAGCGAAGCGCACTTTCTGGAGTTCATTCTCGATATAAGCGTTGGCTTTACCAGCGTCCATTGTGGCTTTATCGGCGTTCTTCATGGATGCAGCCATTGTATTTTCAGCTTGAGTTACTTGTTGGGCAGATTGGACGATCTTATTGAATTCGGCATCAAGTCCAGACAAGGATTTACCTTGGACTTTGAATTGTTCAGTCAAACGGACGTGTTCACGCCCTAACTCTTGGAGTTGATTCTTGGTAAATCCCAAGTCTTTATTGTAGAGGTCGCTGGCGACTGTGGCTACACGTAATTCATTGGCAAAGACCGTTGCAGCACCTAGGGATTTATCGAAAGGCGACACTCCTTGCATTGCTCGTTGAGTCTTCAGCAGTTCAGCAGTGCGCTCTGTCGCTTCACCCATAGCTTCAGCAGTGGCTAGAATAGATGCTTGCCCTCTTGAATAACCATCAGACATAATCCGGGTGATTGCAGCTTGTCTCTCTTCTACTGACTGTTTTTCTTTAGTAGCTTTGGTTAAACGCTCAGTTGCAGCCACACTTTTATCAGTGATGTCAATAGCCTTAGCCAGTTCTTTTTCAGCTTTAGCATTGATTAAATTAGCTTGTGCTTGAGTTTTATTAGTCTCGGCAGACGCCTTATCTAATTTTCCTAGGGACGAAGCTAGTCCTTCAACACTTTTACCAAGTACTTCAATCTTCTTGACAGCAGCATCTAGCTCATCTGTGGTCGCTTTGAAAACAATCGACGATAGTTCCAAACTCATATTATTTCCTTTATTTATATTACACTTGAGGCTGAAACTCTAATTCATACTCTAGTCTTTTGGCAATTGCCATTTCTTTAGCTTTATCTTCTCCATATAAACTAACTGGAAAAGATACACGGTGGCTAAGACCTTTACTCATAAGATAAGCAACCCAGTAAGCGTTACCATGTTTGACAGTGTAAGTTACACCTGTAGTTCCTGCCCTACCCTTGTGTTTTCCTTTGTTGCTAGAATTTTGCTGTTGAGTCAGGATTCTTAAATTACTTATCTTGTTATTACTTGAATCACCATCAATATGGTCTACTACAAAGCCGGAAGGAATGTCTATCTTGTTAAATAGAACCCAGATAATTCTATGGTTCAAATATAACCTTTTACCATCTCGAACGCACCAATAAGCTTTGCTTTCTTTACCATTAGTTCTCTGAACACATCCAGCGTCTTTGCCATTGTAGAATGGTATCTTTGCACCTTTCCATTTCAGACCAGTTTTACTATCTTCAGAATACTCGAACTTTGCATTCAGATACTCGAAATCTAGTTCATAGACTTTAACTGGTAATCTCTTATTTACCAATACCCAATCTAACGGAGGGTTAACCAGAAAGTTATACTCAATATCTTCTGCTTCACTTTTAGATAAGTTCTCATTTAACTTCTCCACAGTATGCCCATTAGCCTCTTGTTCAATAACCGCCCAATCTTTAGTTTTTGTTCGACCGCCACGGTCTATGCGACTGCCTCTACCGTGCCCTACATAGAAAACTACATTGTTATCTTTTCTACGATGCACATATACATAGTAGTCTTTATTATCTTCATTCATATTGTTCCTCTTTACACATCTCTATAAGAATGTAAGGCAGGTGCTAGAGGGAACACCGTTCAGTTAAGCTAATTACTTCTCAACCTAGCCTACATTTGATATTTCTTAATCAAACTACTCAGAATTTAATTAAAAAATAAGCCCCCGAAGGAGCTTAAGTTAGTTGTTACGTTGTTCTACCGTTCACCTATAAACAGGTTCACGTTTTCTTTTTATTCTTTTCTTCTTGCTCTCTAGAAGCTGCAATAGCAACCGAATCAAGCATCTTAATGATCTGCACTTCCTGTGGTTCAACTTCGATTGAATTCAGGTTAAAATATGCAGTCATCTCAAGGTATTGAATGCTAGATACACCACCCATCCCTTGCGGTCTAGTGGCATTAAGATCCAGAAACCATTGCCAGTATTCCCGCATGGTTTGTGGAATTTCCACCAGATCAAGTAACTCTTTCGGCTTCTTTTTAGTTATACGTTCGACAGCTTCCAGTTGTTGTCTTAGAGTAGAACCGTCTTTCTGATGTGCTGATAGTTTAAATTCCTGCTCAGCATATTCCTTGAGAAGCAGGATATCATCTTCACTGAAAGTTCAGCAGTTGATCCGATTCTTCAACAACTGCCTCCCTGATCCATGAGTGTTCACGAAGGATACGCTCTGCATTCTCTTTAGTAAATGGAACTTCTACACCAGCGTCAGTAATACCTTTCCATGAGATAATGCGAGTAATGGCAGTTTCAATCGCCATATCTTCAGCTTCATCCAAGGACATTTCATCCTCTCGACCTTTACGTTTAGCCATCTGTTCTTTCTGGCGAAACTCCGTGTATTTCTTACGAGCGAATGCACGAGAAACTTTAGATTGAGCACCACGTACTTTGACGAATGCACCGGTCTTTTCACCAGTAGGAGGCCATGTCAGTTCGAACTCATATCCAGCTTCAGATTGTTCGGCGAGGTTCTTTACTGCTAAGTCAAGCATAGTTATATCCTTTATTTTTCAGGGGTTTATTCCTTGGTTAGTATTGAAGTATACTGGATGTATACTTCGGCAAAATCTATTATATCATTCAGGGGTGTAATATGCAAGTGAAATGTGGTAGTGGCACAAGTAGAAAACCCCTAGCTACCGTAAGATAACTAGGGGTTTATTTAGGTAGAAGGATTAAACCACCATTGTGTCCACAACTTGAATAGTAGTAGCTGGCAATCCACCAGTAGTAACCGAGTTCAGAAGTGCAGTAAAGGATGCTGTAGCCATAATTCCAAGCTCAGCATCTGTTTTACTATAATCTGAGAACTTACAAGTGGGTAGTACAAAAGTCATAACTCCTGCTGTTTTCTCGGAACCTGTAGCCAACGCTAGAACTAGAGTGGTTGGTGTTTCATTTTCAAACAGATCACGAACATAACCATCCTCTAGGTAAATCGTTACCTGTCCTGTCACCCTTTTGGTGCCGACGAAGATAGTCTCTGCTGAATCAGACCCAATACACT